TTTTCAATAGATGCAGTAACTGCTTCTTTTACCCATTGCTTTTGCAAGATGTTCATGGTAATTAGACCACCAAGCAATGATGACACAGCAAGAATGCTAATGATAAAAATGCTGGTGATTTGATTACTGTTCATTCTTCTTGTCCTTAGACTTTGCACGCTTGTTATCCAAGTCTGCTTTCTCGGCTGATGCTTGTGCATCAATCAAAGCACGCTTTAGAACACCACGAGCATCTTTGTCTAAGCCACTCAATGCAACGATAGTCTTGTTGCGCTTGCTGAATTTAAAGTCTTTAGTTGTCTTAATCATATTAGTCCTTTGTAAATTTACTGAGTTCTTCTTTTGGTACGTTAAATAACTTACCTGGAAATTTGTCCATCATAGCTTTTTCTAATTCTTCAAAGCTATTTGCTTGTCCTAGGAATTCGTTTGTATCACTGTTGTACAAATACAATACGCCGTTTTCTTCTTCAATTCGAGAAGGGATTACCTTCTCTCTGAATTTCTCAAGGCGTTCTGTGATGCCGCGTTCTAGTTTATTGATTTCCATTTGTTCTTGGATATTTCGCACAAAGCCAGATAACCAATAACCAAAGATGAAACACATGCCACCAATGATAATAGAATCCATGATTACTTACTCGTAAAGCTAATGCCATCACCTCGGATGATAGACATAATAATCAATGCTGCAACCCATGTATCAAATGTAGTTGGGATAGCCAAGCTAAACAACATGTTGACAGACCAAATAGCAGCAATTGGTCCAAGGATAATCATAGCAATGCCAAATGCAATTGCAAAAATTCCAACGAAAGATTTCATATTAATCCCATAAAGTTTGAAAATACTTACCAAATAAACGTAGTCCATTATCAATTCGTTCTTGATGTTTCTTACGTCCTTCCCAATCACACTCACCTTTTACCTTCCAACGAACAGGTATAACTGTTTTACCTTCGTCTTCAGGGTACTTGTCAAAATCAATCTCTGGATGTGTTATCCAATACTGATCTTCCCACTTATCATCATTCAATTGCTCAAACGCCCAGATCATTTCATTCAATGCCCATTCATATCGAGTATGAACATCACATTTAATTTTCTGAGTATCATTCTCATCTGTATAGAATTCGAATGTTTGTTGCCCATCATAATCTTCTGTGTTATGTGCTCTCATTTCTGGAGGAACATCTTCTAAGTCGATAAACCCAGAACCTTGCTTATGTTCTTTAAGACTCTTAAGCAATGGAAGGATGATAGGTGATAGTGTAGCATCACATGACCAATGATCGTAATAGTCAATCTTTACTTTGACTTTTCGCTTCTTGAATTTGTTAACCCAAGTGCAGAAACCCATAAGCCAAGTAGATGCTAACCATGTACCAAACTTATCGTGTAAACGATAGTCCCAACGATTCTCAAGCTTATCATCGAATGGATACTTCTCTACCCAGAAGAAAATCATATCGGCGATTTGATATGGACCTACCCAATTAGTGTAGGGTCCAATATTTACTTTCATTTTGGTAAATCCTTTTCGTATGTAACGAATGCATCTAATTTAGATTGTTCGTTCCACGCCTTAACATAAGAGTTATCTTCATCACAAAGTTGAATCACTTCATCCTTTGACATTACACGATGAGACAAGATAGTTTCACCAAGATAAAGCTGAGAGAACTCTTTAGCTTCCATCATAGTCACTGTGTCCAATGCATATTCAGGATGATCAATAGGTGCCTCTACAACATAACGCATACGATATGAAGCTACACATTCAACCAACACTAACTTTGTTCTGCTCATACTTCCACCACTTTCAATTGCCAAGTGTTTGCACGGGGTTCATAATTGATGTAGCCGCGTGGGTTACATACTACTCGTGTTTCACCAACCATGTAGTCATAATCTTCATGAGTATGACCGTGAGTCCATAACTTGATGTTTGGTTTATCAGCGATCAATTCAGTCAAATCTGAATGGTAACCACCATTCATCAATGTATCAGTCTTATAGCGAGGATGACATGATTGATGAGATGGCGTGTGATGTGTACATACAACATACTTCTTTGGATCTTCACCAAGGAATGCAGTTACAACTTGCAAGTATTCGATGAACTTCTTGAATTCAACAACTGCATCCTCTGGACAAAACATTGAAGGTGTCTCAGTGAACTTGTAACCATCTTCAATGTGGTAACCATTTGCATCTTGCAAATACTTTTTAGCTTGTGGGTCTTTACCAAAGTCTGGATTTTCTTTGTAGAGTGGCACTTTACGAGTCACCATACGATTGCTGTTAGACACACAACGGAAGTCATTCATCATTTGTTTGATGTGAAACAATGTGAGCGGATCTTCTTTATTCATGTCAGTCCACATAGTACCACCAACAAAGGTGATATCATCAATCACTTTGACTTCACGATCGAGAACATAGATGTTTTCAAATTGAGCAAGTTGTGCTTTGATGTGTGATGCAGTATACTTAAAGTCAAAGTTATAATGCTCATGATTGCCAAGAACATAGATCACGTGCTTAAAGTCTTTACTGACTTGTTTGAAGAAGTCTTGATAGCGTTGTGAAGTAGCATGTGAACGTGTATCACCATACATTGAAGCTTCATAGCTCAAGTCTTTTGCAGTACAGATGTCACCACTTAAAACAAGTACATCTACATCACCTGGATTTTCGATCAACAATGGACCGAATTCCAAATGTACGTCTGATGCGATACCGATTTTCATAATATATTCCTAAGATGATAGATCTATTATAACACAGATTTAACCCGTTGTACAGGATTAAATGTAGTGTAGGTAAGAACCACAAATGTATTTTGGATTTGAAATTGGAGGTAAACCTGCATGTGGATGAGTCCACATCGGTGGGAACATAAGCATGCTTCCAGCCTTAGGCTTTACTCGGATGTCGTGATCAATACCAATGAAAGCAGTTTCACCGCCTTCATCAACATCGTTCAGATAAAAGAACATGACTAAGAATCTACGAGCCGATGCATAGTCACCTACATCGACGTGTTCTCTAAACTCATCATTTGACACATCGTACTTTTTCATACGAACTTGTTCAAATCCAATTTCTTTTGGAAAGAACTTAATGTCATGAATCTTACAGTACTCATCCAATTTTGGTTGGATACTACTTAGGATTAATGATTGCTCCTCAGAGAAGTCGGGAGCTTGGGCAAAGTTGATCTCGTTGAAATTTTTGTAATGGTCATCTCTACGAATTTGAGACTCGCGATGAGCCTCAAATTTTTTGATTAGATTGTTACAAAAGCTTTCATCGAGTACATTATCAAATACACTAATATAGTTTTTCAATTCAATACTCTAGAATGTTTTGGGACACCTGTTTTTAAATATTCCATTTGATCTGCAAGAATCCCACGATTCAATAAGATCATATGTTCGTAGTGATTAGGTTCATACGGAATGTATAGTAACTCTAATCCAGCTTGCTTTAAAGTCTTGTCACTCTTAATAGAGTTACACTTCTTGCAAGATGTTACAACGTTCATCCACTTGTTTTCACCACCTTTTGATACAGGCATGATGTGATCACGTGAAAGATGATTTGGATTGAAGTGGCCACCACAGTAAGCACATACATGCCGATCACGACCAAACAATGTTTTGTTAGTCAATACAACACGGCCTAGCTTAGATGGGTTAAACCCTTCACCACCACGAATCGCAATGATAGATGGTGTTTCAAGAATAGATTCTGTTCCATCCTTTTGGAT